CTGCAGTATTAACAATGTTCAATACACCGCTAATAAACACCATATTTCCTGTGCGTTGATAGTTGCAGGTATTCATCATTGTAACACTCATATTCGGTTGAGAGCCGTATAATGCGGGTGACCAGCTTCCGCTCTCAAACCCGCCATCGTCTAATAAGATTCGCCATTTTGCCGTTACTGGTTTGAGCGAATTTGTACCCTTACCAATATATATGTGTGGGTTAGGTACTGCTTGTTGGTTTTCACTTATGCGAATCTCAAAGTCGGTACCCCATAAATAAACCTCTACAATCGACTTATATAATGAGATAAGGTATAACTTATTTGTTGGACTTAAAACATTTAAGAATTTAACTGTTGCGTTGCAAATACCAATCCAATATGAGTTTCCCGCAAATGCTCCATTATCAATTAATAGCGTATAAAAAGTATCAAAAGTTATACTTTCGTTTAATCCGCCCGGTAGAGTTACCGGAACTGGATTAAACCACGCAAATTTATCAGTTTTCCAACGTCTCCATTTTCCGCCTTGGATTAGTGGAATACTTTCTAAGCCGTCAATCGTTGACGCTTCCGGTACTGTTGACCACAGTTTTGGGTTTGGTTGTATAGGCATAATTTTAATATTTTAAGGGTTACTTTTTGTTGTTCCGATTTCACCGCCTTTTCCGACACTCAAGTCGAACTCGGCAATAATCACATCTCCGTTGTCGTCCATAAGGAAGTCAAAGTCATCGTCCACCATAACATCGTACCACTCCATTGGCTCTCCGATAATCTGAATTTCCAAAACCTCACGTTGAAGTCCGCCGTAGGTTATGCTTCCGTCATATATATAGTTTCCGTTATAAATGGCATCGCTTCCATCTCCATATATGTCACGGAACAGTTTCTCTCCGCCAAATGGAAGGTAAATTCCAAACTCAACAAGATGGCAGCGCGCTGCCTTGTACATCTCGACAAATACTCGGAGTTCGCCGAATTGATTTCCGGTAATGGGTCTTGTTTCGTCAACGCCTACAAACAGTCGGAAGCGCGCCCAGTCGGTTGTCGGGTCGGGCGGTGTGGATGGTACACCCTCGTCAAGAATGAATACGGTAAACCCTGCCGCCTCACACGCCATTCTTAATGCGGCAGGGGTTCCCATTAACTTCCAGAGCCGGATTGATTTCTTAATTAGTTCTCGTTGTTCCTGTTCGTTTTGTGCAATAGCGAAACCGCGTAGCCCATCCACGCCAAACTGCTCGGCGAGGTATGGAAGTGCAGCAGCAGCGCAGGTGTCCACGAGATACGCAAGAAACTGGGTCAAGTCCATATTGTCCCAACGCTCTGCGACTACGTCGTGAGTTACACGCGCAAGTTCCGTGCTGCCTATGCTGTTCGCTATTACTCTTTTTTCAGCCATTGTTAAAACCGATTACTGTTACTGTTATGCTATCACAAATTGCTACCTCATCAAATTCTACTATTAAATTTCCATTTGCGTCTGTTCCCGGAGGGGGTAAAACTAATGGGTCTGGTCTGGGCGGATTAACCACAAACACATCATACACGCCGTTTAAACGACAAATCTCTAATATGCGAGACCGCACAATATCACGACCCAAACGCAACGCCTGCCCATCTGCATACGCCTGCAGTGCGTTGTAAACCGATGTCTTTGTCGTCTCGCTGTCAGTTCCGTTGTACAGGATAAGGTTAACACCTATGTCGTAGTGTATTTCTGTAGGACTGGTTACTATTACCGTGTCTGTTAATGGACGGACCGTCTCCGCGCTGCAGGTGTTGTAAACATCAGTTATTACCTGCGTGTAGTCGCTTCCTTTTGGCAATAATGGAACTACCATCACTGTCCCGGGAACTGGACTATCCACACCCACGTCTATAATTGAAGCGTTTGCGCTCTTGGCGTGGAAAATGTAACTGCTGCGGCTCCCGGCGGTGCTGTATTGCGATGGCGCGAGCCTTATACGCTCACGCAACGCTTCGTCCGTCTCTGTGTCGCTTCCTCCACCGGTTACGGTTATGTTCTCAACGCTGCTAATCCAAGCCTTAGGGTCTAAGATTACGTTAACATCGCCTATAGCGTATCCGTTTGCGCCTGCGCCCGGATCCTGTGCCGTAACAAGCAACTCAACGCTGTTTTGTGAAGACGGTATGATAACGTCTTCCTGCGTTTCAAAAATATGCAGATTATCCTTAGTGGCTACGCGAGTGCCTTCAGGAAGCGTAACCGTAAGGTGTCCGGGTACAAGATTAAATCTTACTGTTGCCCCTGCTCTTGCTGCGGGCAAACGTTCAACGGCTACCAACGAGGCTATATAGTCCAATAATGGTGCAACGCTGTATTGGTACAACATCTGCGCCATACCCGCGTTAAACCGTTCCAATAGTAATGTTTCACGATAGCAGATAATCTGAAGTACTAACTGCTCGAACTGTGCGGGCATAATTTGGCGACCCAACAAGGCTTCCATTTGTACCCTTGTCTCCGCCATAATCTCTGCGGGGTCGCGGTTTACGAAACTTGGTATATCTGCCATAATTTATAAATTTATAATCATATCAACTTGTGCCGCCTGAGCGGTAATGTATCCTTTTATTTCCACGTTCTTTTTATCATACTCCCAATTAATCAATCTCACATTGGTTAACTTAACCCTTGGCTCCCACATCTCTACTGCACTGAAAACCTCATACACCAACATCGGCTGCACCACATTCATAGGCTGGTCTAACCACGTGTAAATGTCGCTCCCAAACTCCGGGCGCAAAGGGTCGCTTCCCTTGATGGTGGATAGGATAAGGAATATTGCCTGCGCGATATCCTCAACATCCTCCAATATCACAGTGGGGTCGTTTACGCTTATTTGCCAATTTTTAGTGTTTGTAGGTTTATTCATTTTTGAATTATTATGGTGTTATTGGCTGTGCTGGACTTAATCCTTGAGGAAGATGTTGATGTTGAGTTAAATCATTTAATACATCTTCGACTTGTAACCCCTTAATTTTACCATTTGAAGATATATCACCGGTAACATCTACATCCCCTGTTATTTTCAACTTATTACATTTTATCTCTATGTCTGCATTTATTTTTTCAAAATAAAGCTTACTTTTTTCGCTGTCGTAGTAAAGTTTTGCGCCGTCTGCGAAGAGTATTCCTATCGTCTTTTCGCTTGCCCAATCGGGTGGGGTGTCGTCATCGCTCCATAGCGCAGCCTGTATGGTACCCTGTTCGCATTCATCATCCATAAGGCAGGAAACCTGACTGCCTGTTTCAATGGGAAGCCATATCTTTGCCGTCTTTGTCGATGCTGACGGCAACGGCAACCACGCCGATACCATATCCACCTCATCGAATGACACGCGAGCATAGCCCAACCACTCTCCTGTTCCTAACTCCGAAATAACTCCTAATCTTAGCATCTTTTATTGATTATATAATGTCTTTGCCCAATTTTGTTTTCCTTCGCTGTGTCCGCTTTTTACAACCTCATACTTTTTTGCATACGGTCCCTTTCGTATGCTTACTTCTGTTCTATACCCACTACTCACGTCTATCTTATGAGTGCTCTCTTTTATCGTCCATTTTCCACTGAATTGTCCGAACTCTTTTAAATCAACGTTTGCACCGGACACTAATAGTGGATTACCATCCGTAGAAAAACTTCCTGTTAACTTATCCTTGTTCTGTTCTCTTATTGCACCTTTAGACACCGCTTGTGCTTGACTGTCGTTCTCAACCCGTCCACCTACAATTATAGTATCGCTCTTATATATTTCTTTGTTGTTAAGCGTGTCCATCCAATTATTAACCCTGTTTGTTTTTATGTCTCTTTGTGATACAGATGCGCTCTCGTAAGTATCTGCTGTTTTATCCTTGAAAGAGTATGAAGATAATTGTTGTCTTTTGTACTCGGCAATGGATGGTGTCTTTTCCAAGTCTTCCGGATTTAAAAACACAAGGTCTTTTCCACGTACAGAGAAAATGATACCGAACTTTTTGGATGTTTCAGCAAGGAAAGCAAGGTCGCTTTGATTATCCTGTGTTTTCCTGCCCACCTTAATATTGCTAAGTTTGGACGTATCGCCCATCATCTTTAATCCGTTATCATCAGCAATCTTTTTCGCTATCTGATGGAGCGTTTGCTTTTCAAAAGCACGACTTTTGCGTGTGCGCAAATCCTTACTTATAGCTGCA